GTATTTTGAAGTTGTTTCCGATTCCTTCTGCTATGGATGAAAAGATGTTCTTCACACCTTCCCAAGCAGATTTCCAATCACCTGTGAACACACCCTTGACAAACTGAATGATGCCCGAAAAAACACCTTTTACTGTGTTCACCTTATTCATCACAGATTCAAAGGCATAATTCACAACACTTGTCAACATGCCGGAAAGATACTCAAATGCAAATTGCAGTGGTTTTATGGCAACTTCTATCACCTTTGTCACAATTGTGATCAACGGTGTCAAAATATTGGTGATCAGCGTTGTTAAAGGAACCAAAAGTGCCAAAACCAAATCAATGATCGGTTGCAACAGGTTCAAGATAGGTGTAAGCAGATTCAAAATCGGAAGAAGCAGCTGCACCAATGGCGGCAAAAGTGCCTGCACAATCTGAATCAATGGCGGCAATAGCAATTCAAGCACCTGCAACAGCACCGGAAGGATTGCTTCTGTGATCTGCATAAATGATGGCAATAGTGCTTCTATCAGACTAACCACCATCGGGAACACACTTTCAACCAAAGAAAACAGTATAGGCATCAAGGAATCCATCAATCCAAGCAACACAGGTGCAAAACTGTCAAAAATGGTCTGTACCCTTGGCATAAATTGAAGGACCAAATCAAGCACTTTCTGAAGGATCGGGAACAGTGCAACACCAATTTTTGTTCCTACCATCCCGGCCGACTTCTTCACATCATCCAAAGTATCACCAAGGACAACACCTGCATTCACTGCATCATCACCCATGATCAAACCAAGTTCATGTGCCCGGTCTGTCAATTCAATAATGCCTTCTGCACCATTGTTCAGCATCGGCATCATTTCAGATCCGGATCTGCCAAGAAGACCATTTGCAAGTGCTGCTTTTTCTGTGCCATTCTCCATTGAAGCAAGTGCCATTGTCACTTCCTTGAACATGTCTTCCTGATTCTTCATTGCTCCGTTGGAATCGTAGATGCTAACACCTAATGCTTCAAACAATTCAACACTTTTTTCCGTACCGCTTGCAGCACCATCCATCTGTGCCACAAGTGTCTTCATTCCCATCTGAAGGCCATTGACATCCATTCCATTCTGTCCTAATACATAGGACCATTCCTGATATGCCTGTTTTGACATACCAATCTTTGCTGACATTTTGTCGATTTCATCTGCATTGGATGCAGCAGAAGATGCAATTCCGGTCAATGCAGCACCTGCCGCAAGTGTTCCACCAACAACCGCTGTGCCAAACTTTGCAGCAACTCCTGCACCCTTCTTCAGACCTTCCGCAAATTTGCCTGCCTTTTCCGAAGTTTCTTCTATATTCTCAACTGCTTCACTGTTATCAATAGCAATCTTTCCGAATATCTTAAAAAGTTCCATCAGGGATTCACCCCCTTCTTTTGTTCATTATCGTGGTTTATACATTCCCACGCATTTTTCTGTTTGATAATATACCCAATTCCTGATCAATCCTTGGTGCCAATCTGCTGACCAAGGCATTCCCATCAAGAACGATGTTTGAATCCTTTTCTGCAAGCTGTGGCATGTATTCAGCCAATATTGACATGATCCTTTGCATGTAATAGATGACAGGTTCATTCTCTGCTTTCACAGCTTCCCTGACGAACACAAGAAGTGTGTCAATAGGTGTGATTGCTTCTGCTCCTGCTTCACCAAATCCTTGCCATCCTGCAAGCGTTGGAAGCACTGTCGGCCTGTCAAATATTCCACCTTTTGCATTCCACTTGACAGAAAACTTTGGAACACCGGGAATGTTAAGAAGTTCAGCTGCCTTTGCAAGAATTGCAGGTTTCTTTGACCATGACACACTGATTGAAGGCATCTTGATTGCCTTGAATTTCAAGTCAATGTTAAAGAATCCCTTGATTTTCTTGATGGCATTGTCAACCACATTTCTTGCCGATTCAATCTTTTCCTTGATTGTTGAATAGATGGATCCGAAGACCTCAACAACCTTGTTCTTGGCAGAAACTATCGGATCAATCAGGCCCGATTTCAGCAATTGGAAAGCTGAAACAGCCTTGTCCTTTGCTGATTGTACTTTTTCAGAAATTGTGTTCCGGATATTATCGAAAATATCCGTTGCCTTCTGCTTCATGGATTCAAATTTTTCTTTCATGCTGTTATACATTTCAGTGAATTTTGTTTTCAGTATGGAAGCAGCCTTTGAACAGGCATCTTGTATCTTCTCCCATAGATTGATCCAAAACTGTCTGAATGGTTCAACATTGTTCCATAAATAGATGAAGGCAACCACAAGGCCTGCAAGCAGTGCCACAATGATTCCAATCGGATTTGCCATAAGTGCCGCATTGAATAAAAGGATTGCATTTCTGACTGTGCTGATTGCTTTTGCAGCTGCTGTCATAATGGTTCCCCAATTCATGATCAGAAGAAAGATCCCGATGGATGTTGCTGCACCAAGAATGACTGCAACCCATGTGTGGATTGTGTTTTCATTCTCCTTGATCCAGGTGATTGCATCCTTTATCTTGTCAATCAGTTCCTGGATCTTCGGTGCTGCTGCTGCAACCATGTCTGCAATCTTTCCTTTGATATTTGTCACTATTGGTTCAAACACTGCACCAAGGTCTGCAAAGGCATCAGAAAGCTTTTCCTGTGCCTTTCTTGCTTCCATCACATCTTTGTTGGTTTCCTTGTACTGATCCGCAGCCTTGCCATATGTGTTCCGTAAGGTTTTCATGATCAGATCTTGTCTTTCTTCCTCTGTTGAACACTCTGCAAGCTGTGCATTGAAGTCATCAACAGTGATTCCGGACCATTCCAATGCATCGGCCAAGGATCCCTGTACCTCTCCCAAAGAACTGCTGTGATTGATTGCTTCGCTCAACCCTTCCAATGGCAATGATGCCCCGAAAGTCGCATAAACTCCGGTCAAGGTGTGTGTCATGTCATTCAATTCCGATTCATTGTCAGCAATCAATGAAAGGTGCTGTGCTGCTTCAACAGCTGCACCGGAATCACCCATGACTGCATTCAAATCAGAATAGGTGTTTTTTGCCACTTCTGAACTGTGGCCTGCTGTCTGATAGGCAGAAACAAGCAATCCCATTTCTGCCCGATAATCTCTTGTACTTTCTGTGACTGCAAGGATGGATCCACCAATGGCCAATCCTGCACCTGCAATCATCTTGCCTGCTGACACAACAGCCTTTCCAATTCCACCAAAAGCACTGTTGATAGTGTCCTGTGAATTGTTCGCCCTTTCTGCTGTGTCATCAATTGCATGGTTCGCTTCTGTATTGTCGATGGCAATAGTGCCAAACAATCTGAACAGTTCCATGCTTTTCCCTTTCTATTCTTCAGGAACAAAGGAATTCAAAATTTGTTGTGATGTTCTGATGGTTGTTTCAAGCTGTTGTTTTGTAGGTTTCACAGCATTCCTTGCATGTGCGAATACTTTTTCTTTGTATTCATCGAAGGACTGTTCAAATACCTTGTGAATCCATACATCCCACATAGCTTCTTCATTTTGGATGTTCATGAAGTCGATGATGAATTCACACAACATCCCGGAAGAAATATATTGGTCTAACAACAAAAATGGACTTGCATATCTTTTGAATAGCAAGTCCATGAATTTGAATTCCCCTATTTGAACAATTTTGAAACAACCTTGATAAAATCCTTGAACTGATCCTTCTGCACCACATCAATGATCATTTCAGCGAATACAACCATATCAAGTTCTGCAATGTCTTTCGCAGTCTTCCCGGAAAGATCTGCAAGGAAAGAATAGATGTCCTGCTCCGCATGTGTAACATTGGACAATACAACCCCGGCAATGTCCACCATGACAGAAAGACCGATTCTTTCAACAGATGCTGCTGCATCCGTACCTTCTGCGATCAATTTCTGAACTTCTTCAGTTTCAAAGCAGGACTTGAATTCCTTGATTCCAATCTTGCTGATGATTCTTGACATGAGGAAAACATCCTTTGACTGAAGTTCCCTCAATACATAAGCTTTTTCAATGTTTGTTTCTCCCATTGTTCAAATCTCCTTTTTTATGCTACAGGTCTATAAATCTTCCAAGGAAGCTTGTCAAGTTCCCCGGTGCTGTCTGCTGTGCAAACGAAAGTCACCGCAGGCTTGCTTGCTTCCTTATCCTTGCCTTCTAAGGAAAGGCCGGAAGTACAAAGTGCATTCGGAAGAATAGCAATGATGTTGCCACCATTCAGATCCTTTCCTACAAATGCAATGTTATCCCAATAGTCACCTTCTTCAATGTCCGGCTTGGATTCAAGCACCGAATATGCATCATCTTCAGAAATGCCAAGCTGTGCAATCAATGCCGCCTTCATGACATCATCGGTCAATTCAATGAAGTTCACTTCCATTGTTGCCGCTTCTCCGGTCTTCTTATGTGTCAGGCCCTTGACCGGAACCAATGCACCATCCACTTCAATTTCAGTCAGTGTCGGAATGACTTCAAACTTGGAACCACCCGAAGTTGCACCGACAATGGTTTCCGTAAAGTTCCACGAATCACCGGAAAACTTCAAACCCTTATGAATAGTGCCTGCACCAAAAAGAACCTTCTTCGGAGTGTTAGCCGAAACACCACTTTTTCCTGCTTCTGCCATATCAATTCACCTTCCATTCTTTAATTATTAGATTGATTTGCAATCTTTTCAGGGATCCTTCACCTGTTGGAACAGGGAATGCATTCCCATAAAAAACAGCAATCCCATTTCCATTCGGAAGGACTGCTGTGGTTCCCCCAATCATAGGGAATAATTGTTCAATTGTTGCTTTCTGTCGTTCAAGATCCAACCATGTTCCTTTTCCGGTTCCTGTCAAGATGAATTGCGTTTCCTGCTCCCCATCTTCTGCATCCGGTGTTACTTCAGAATAAGATCCTACCCAATACACAGGAACGGAAGAAACATCAGAAGTGAATTCCATAAATTCATACGGAATCCCGGCTGAATCCATTGCATCTTTTATGAATCCCAAAGCTGCTGTTGTCATCATTCACCTTCCTATTCTTCCATTCGGGCCTTCAGAACCTCTGTTGCCCTTCTGATGATGGCATTCTTCAATGTGTTGAATGCATTCTGCAATGCCCGGTTTGGTGTTTTACCATATGTGTGATGGAATTCCCCGGTCTTTTCATCCCGGTACACCCAACCACCTTTCCGGCCATCACCCTTCAAGGCATATTCACCTGTTCCGAATTCTTCCCATATAGCATTCTGAAGTGGTGAACCGATCACTGCTTCAAGCTTCGATTCATCGACTTTGTAGGTCCATGAATTTTTCAGCTGTCCGGTTCCAACTCTTGAATTGTCTGCTGTCTGTGAAGCAAGTGATTCCGCTGATTCATACAGATAGGCAATTGCAGCCTGATTCATTTCTTCCCTAACTCTCATTGAATTATCTTCAAAATGAACAGCCATGTCACTGCCCCCCTGTGTACTTCAGATAGATTTCAAGCTGTTTGTGCAATCCCATAGGATCATCAATCAACATGACATCATACACACCATTGTTCACAATCATTCTGCTGTTTTCTGCCTTCACAGACGGATCAAGCTGCTTCCAATCAGAAACAAACACATGTGTTGATTCCTGGATCTTCGCATTGAATGTCGTGTATTTGGAATCACCGGAAGAAAGATCAAGGAACCCTGCAATGTTGTGGATGGTTTCCCATGACTTCACAGATTCACCAATTTCATTCTTGGTTGTGGTGCTGATCTGAAACTGTGCAATTGTATTGCCACCAATCATGCAATCACCCCCTAGAATCTAGCCTTCATGTAAGGCCGTAGGAAGCCGATCAAGGACTTCGGAAAACCAAGTGTGGAATTATCCCCATCCATGTTGAAATAGGTCACAGAATGCCGGGAAAGCGTTTCAGACTGTATGCCAACCTTATCCCTATTTTCAAGATCCCATTTCATCATGTTCACAACACCCATCTTCACATCCATCGGATATGCAACTTTCGTCACAAGGACATCAGTTTCATCCAAGGTTCCCGGAAGTGCAATGACATCATCACCTTCTTCTTCAACCTTAGAAACAACATAAAGACCTTCATTGAAATTCGATTCAGTGATCTGTATTGTGTCACCTGCCCTGAACATGGAAACATCACAATACAACTTCCCATCCTCTATTGTTCCAACAGTCCGGATTGCCCTTTGCTGAAAGTTGTTGTTGGTGTGTCTTCTGATCAGCAATTCGATTGCCTGAAGCTTTGCTTCAATCACTGCATCTGCAACATCGGTTGTCACATAAGTCTTGAATTCTTCTGCTGTCATAATCATCAGGGATTCCCCCTTTCATTATTCAGCATCCGTCACTTCATAGCCTTCATGACTGCGGAACCATGCTGCCATTCTTGCATCAGTGATGACTGCCTGACCATGTGCGAACTGCACACTTCCGGCATCAATGCCACAGAAATTCGGATTGGCCTTCACCTTAACCAACCACTTCTTTTCCTTCTTTGCCTTTGCCTTTGCTTCTGCTGCTTCTTCCTTTACTTCTACTTCTGCATTTACTTCTGCATTATTCTTTGCCATGTTGATTCATCCTTTCTTTTATAAGGTGCGGCAGACTATGCCACCGCACCATTCACATTTTTACTTACGCAATCTTGATGTTGCGGAGTACACCTGCATTTGCAGTGTTCTTCAGAACGGTTGCTGCAACCATTTCAACTTCACCCTTCTTCACTGCACCCGGCTGACTGAAATCCGGAACATAGGAAGTGATTGCACCGTTTCCGGTCAAGGAAGCTGCATGGAAACCATTGTTCACATCGAACTTCGCTGCATAGATGTCAGTAACACCGGAATTCACCTTCACACAGGAATTTGCAGTCACAGTGCCACCGGAAACAGTGTAATGATTGCCAAGATCCATGAAACGAACACCATCCATGACGGTCACTCTCTTGCCGAAAGCTTCTTCGGTTTCGGTCTTGTAGCCAAGAAGTCTTGCAATGGTCTGAACCTTGCTGATCATGTCAGTGTTCATCAGAAGTGCATCTGCGTTGGTCTTCTTGATAAGGTTCTGAAGCATTTCATAGAACTGATCCATGTTGGTCTTCAGGTTTGCCATCGTGGAAAGATCAATCACAGAATCACCTGCGTTGAATTCGGAAGCAGTGCCTGCAAGCATCTTGTCAAGGCCATCGAATTCATCCGTTGTTGTGGTGCTGTTACCATTGATCAAGGTGTAATGGAAAAGGGAAATTGCAGCTGCAATCTTCTCTTCGAACTGATATGCCATGTTGTTGAACTTGCCTTCAGCCTGCTTCAACACACGGTCCATCTCGAAGGAACCACCGAAGATCTTCAGTGCAACAGTCTTCGTTTCAACGGTTGCCTGATTTGCAGTATAGTCATTGTTCAACGCACGGAATGCAGCAGTTGCCGGCAACTTCTTCTGCACATAGGAATAGGTCAAGGTGCTTCCACCGCCTGCGGACGGAGAAACACAGTTATCAAACGGAAGCATCTGAAGGATTTCAGACTTTCTCAAAAAGATGTCAACGATCTGCTGACTTACCTTGTCGGCCATACCGACTTTCATTTCTGCTAATGTCATAGCCATAATAATCACCATTTACCTTTCTTTTCTGTTATTTGGATTCAAATTGCTGCTGAAGTGCTTCAGCAAGTGACTTCGGTTCAGAACTGCCATGTCCGGCATCGGAACCCGGAAGCTTGTTTTCATCAATCTTCTTCTGTGAAGCTGATTCATACATGTTCGGGAACTGTGTCTTCAGTCCGTCACTGTAAGTCTTCCAATCTTTGATGTTGTCATTTTCGTCAAGTTCAAGGGATTTGCCCTCTGCATTCAGCTTTTCATTCAGCTTGAAAGTGAGATAGTCCACATCAAGTGCCTTTTCGGAAAGCAGTGCCACCTTGATTGCAGATTTCATCTTCGTTTCCTGAAGCTGTTTCTGCAAGTCTGCCACCTGCGTTTCATAGCCTGTGATCTTGCCCTGCAATTCCTCATTGCCCTTCGTTCCCTTCTTCAGTTCTGCGATCAGGCCATTTGCCTGTTCCAGTTCCGTTTTCTGACCATCGAACAATGCCTGAAGTGCATCATGCTTGCCCTTGCCTACATATTCACCGGATGTCAGATTTGCAAGCTTGATTTGCTTGTCCTTGTTTGCTTCATCCCCATTGTAGGCATTCACTTTTTCGGAAAACTGCTTGAAAAGGTCTTCCCCCAAAATCTCCTTCAAAAATTCCATACCATCTTTCCTTTCTTTTGCGTTGTTTTTAATCGTGGTGTCACCACTGCAAGCCTAGTTTTAATGTCATGCGACAGGACAAATTTGAAGGGATAAATGCCCCCTTCTTGGCATATAAAAAAGCAGTCTATTTTTGACTGCCTTTCTTCTCTTTCATTTCTTTGTATTGATCACATTTCCCAATACAAAACTTGTTTTTGATCTTGCACCACATCCGGACAATACATGAAGCAGAAGTCGGATGCAGTGTTTTTTCAATCATGTATTTACATTTCATTCTTCTTTACCTGCAATCCTTTCCTGTGCTTTCTTGTATTCTTCAGAGTTGCGATAATTATAGATCTTGTCATACTGCCTTTTGAAATCATCATAGTTTCTTGCCTTCACCGGGATGATTTCATCCTTGTATTGCCGCAATGCATCAACGGAGATCCCAAGCTTCCCGGCAATCGGTTCAAGGTCATCATCGGACATCTTGTCAGTATCACCAATGTATTTTGTTTCTTCCTCTCCAAGCAACCACCTTGCCTTTGAATCACATCGGCATCTGCAATTGATGTCTTCGGAAGGTTCACCGAATCCACCCGGTTCCATTGCTTCCATGCCATAGATTTCAAACGGTTCATCCAATTCCCGGACCTGTCCATCAAGCAATCTGTGTGTATCTCTTGTTTTGCTGTCAAGTGCAGCACTCCAAATCTTCACAATATCGGCTCCCCGGTCCTTTGCATGGTGCTGTGCATTGGAAATGGCCTTGTTTTGGATTCTGTGGCCTTCTGTCCTTGCAATACGCATTGCATTGTTTTTGCTGATTCCTGCATATGCTGAAAGGTTTCTTGCAATCTCGTTATACATTGCATTGCTTGTGATCCCCCGGCTGATTTCCGAAGCAATCTTCTTGGAAAGATCCTTGGTGTCCTTTCCAAGTGCCGCATAAAGGGATGTTGACAGCTGTGTTTCATGCTGAATTGCAGCTGCAACCATTTCCTGATCAATCGGGAACACCAATGGAATCCCCTGCCCTTGTATATCATACAAAGTGCCGATGAATCCCTGTTCATAGCACTTTGTCAGATATTCAGAAACTGTTTCAAAATTATCATTGTGCAGCTGCTCCAAGATTGTTTCAATCTGTGATTTCAACTGCTTCTGATATTCTACTTGGTAGATGACATGTTGAAGATCGGCATCCCCACGCATCTGAAGGATTGCAATTCTTGTTTCAACCTCTGCCAATGCATCCTGATAGTTTTCAGTCAGTCTTTTCAGGACTTCCTTTTCACTATTCAGGGATATTTGAAGCATTTCCTTCTGTCTGCGGTTCATCTGTCATCACCTCATTCAAAGCACCCTGTGCAGCCTTCAGTTCATTTTCAGCTTCATCCGGATCCGGAAGCATTCCTTTGATTTCTTCATAGTCGATGTCAAGCACATCACAGATGTTCTGCATCAGAAGTTCATTTCCAAGCTGTGTTGCAAGGGAAAGCAGTGTGTTGATTCTTGCCTGCTGCTCCTGTGCTTCCAACAATGCGATCTGTGCATTCTCCTGTGCATTGGACATCACTTCATGTGCAAAATTGAAATATACATCCTTCTGCTGATAATCAGTGCCATTGATTTCATTGATTTCATCAAGGACAATCTTCAGGATCTTCCGGAACATCTGCTTCAGCTTGATTTCCTTCTTGGTTGCCTTCAGGTCAAGAAGGGAATACATTGCCTTGATTGCAATGTTAGTGGTTGCAGAAGTGTCCTTCAGACCGGACATATTCAAGCCGAAACCGAATCTGTAAATGTTCTTTTCATCCAATTCCAATTTTGCCTGTCGTGCCTTATACGGAACATCGACTGTGTGAACCTCAACACCACCATTTTCATCAGTGCCGATGATCTTCTTGGTCTTCAAAGTGGTCTGCAATTCATCAAGGTTGTCACCTTGGAATCCCTTCACAACATGAATCGGTGTGTCAAAGTCAATCAGATTGTTTGAAAGGCTGCTTGCCATCAAATCATAGTCATCAATCAGGTCCTTGATCGGTTTCAAGTCACTGAATTTCTTTTTGTTGTTATCCAACCGGAAGAACGGAATGAACCCGAATCCTTCAAAATAGGTGGAATCATCGTTTTCCTTCTTCCATGTGGTGTGCGGTCTTGGATTGATCTTCACAGAATCATCTTCAATGATCTTTCCATCGGATCCCATAACATAGAAATATGCCTGCTTGTCATCCCACACTTGGATTCTAGTGATTTCCTTCCTGCCCTTGTCGATTCTATCAATATAGTGATAGATGACATATGCACAACCATCATCAGTGTCCTTTTCCCGGACCTCAATCACACCCAAGCTGTCAGCACACTGAAAGGCAATCCGGTCATCCGCATTCTTGTATGCGTACAAATAGCCAAAGCCTTTTGCACTGCTGTCTGTGAGAAGTTCAGCCACTTCAGAAGCAAAATCTTCATTGTTGTTGAAGTATGTGTCCAATTCTTCCTGAAGCTTCGGATCATCCGACTTGAACAGGCCATCATCCCCGGAAAGAATGTACTGCACCACCTGATCAACCAATTCAGCAAAGAACGGATGTGCATTCCGCACATTTGCCCTTGTCGTGTCTTCCTGGATCTTTCCGTCAGCATCATAATAGAACACCCGGTATTGCTTGATGTCGTGTTCCCCTTCGTAGTATCTCTGACCGATCCTTGCAAACCTTTTATTGTCTGCACTTCTGTCTTCGTCAATAAACTGCTTTATTTCTTCAATTGAAAGCATCTTTGCACCCCTTTCCTTACCTGTTCTTTCTCAAATACCACTTCTTGATGTATTTAACCCGGTAATGGTTCCCATGCTCCCGGTCAAGGTATTCACCTACAATGCGATAGTCAAAATGCTTTTTGATAAACTCTTTGATAAATCTTCTTAACATGCAACCACCTTTCTATATAAGCCATCCCTTCTGTTTTCTCCATCCTTCGATTACATAACGCAAGGCTGCCATTGCATCATCTTGGAATGCCACAGGTTCATCCAAATATTCCCCTGTTCGGTCATCCTTCTTCCATTTCCATTGCTGCAATTCCTTGATGGTATTCACACAAGAAGGATGCACATATATTTTCCGCTGCTTCAGATAATCAATCTGTGCCTTCACAGATCCACCGGAACCACCCTTGTCAACACCTTTTGCCCGGTTATATCCACCCTTCTGCCACATCTTGATTCTGTCCGGTTCTGCTGAATCACACCACATCTGCTTGTTTCGTGGTATGTCAGCAGCCTTTGCCATTTCAATCAATTCTGATGTGTCCTTTTCAAATTCATATATTTCCTTCGTGATGTAGATGTCACCATCCTTGGTTCCGCATGGAAGGATTGCATTCGCATGGTTGAAACCAAAGTCCTGACCAATTGCAAAATCATCATAATCGGCAGGATTCTGTGAGATCTCTTTCACTTCCCAATTGTGAAGGATCAATCCACCGATTTCACCCCATTCACCAAGGCCATATATTTGATACCCTTCAGGATCCACAATCTTTCTTCTTTCCATTCGCTGCTTGTAGGCAGCATCAATGAAACGGTTCTGAAGATATGTTGAATGATGTGTCAGCACATTCGGATCCGGAATATCGAAAAAGACCTTCTTGATCCAATGATTCTTGTTCACCGGATTGAAGGTCATTCTGATCTGATAAAATTGTCCTTCCGGAAGTTCACCACGCAAACGGTCATCAATGATTTCCAAGTCTGCCTGTGTGAATTCCGTTGCTTCTTCCAACCAAACATCTGTCAGCTTCCCTTTTGGGAATGTGATTGACTTTAGTTTTTCTCTTTGCCTATCATCATTCATTCCCCGGAAGATGATCTGATTTCCATTTGGAATGAATGTCAATGCCATTGGTGATTTGTTTACTTTCCAATACTTATCATATTGATCACCAAACATCTTATATAAAGCACCTGTCAATTCAGCAAAGGTTGAATCCCTGTTGCTGATGTCTGATTTTCTCATTGCCACAAGGTTTCTTCCTGGATCCTGCATCAATCGCAGAATGTAATTCTGTGCAGTATCAACAGATTTTCCGGATCCGGCTGATCCTTTCATGACAATATACCGCTTTTTGCTTCGGTCCACTTCCCGGAATCCGGGATTCATCTGAACTTTTATATTCATTCATCTTCATCCCCATAATCAACACTGATATTCAAACTCATGTCAACATCAGCTTCAACCTTTTCTGTATACAGGCCATAACGCTTTCCAAGAAGTTCTGCGGCCTTGTTGGAATCGGACAGCCTTGCAGGAATTTCAACAACTGCCGGACTTTCTTCTGTGACAGTCTGCTTCTTCAATTTCCCTGTATCTTCATCCTTCACCCATTTTTCCACTTTATTCTGTAATGTCACAACAACAGATTCTTTCATTTCCCTTCGCATTACCGCTGTCAAGTACTTCATCACTTCATCTTGGTCCGCAATCAGGTCCTTTTCCTTCTCTGCAAGCCGATTTTCGATATATTCCTTGATGTTAGGTTTTCTTAGGTTTTCTGTTGCAATTACTGCTGCTGTCTTTTCAGAATATCCCGCTCTTATAGCTGCTTGTGTGGCATTTAAGTCAATCAGATATTCATCACAGAATCTTTGCTGTTTGGCTGTTAGTTTAGCCATCACAATCACCACCTTTGAACAAAAGGCCCTGAATGCAGGAGTATTGAGCATCATTCAAGGCCAAAGGAAAAGGTGCTGCCACCAACCGGAAGCAACACCTTCATGAATCATTTTTCATTTTAATAATATCACAGGAATTCAGTCACATGTTATACAACTTTTCGCAAAAAAGTCACAATACATACATTTTTTAACACTTTTCAGCACCTGTGATGAAATAAGAATGCGGAAGTGATTCAATCCATCTGCAAAATTCCTTCCATTCAGGCAGTCTGTGGTTTTTTCTTTGTGAATATATCGTCTTCAGCTGTCTGTAATTGGTTGTCATTGCAGCAGTCAATTTGAATCCGCATGGATTGGAATACAACAGTCGAAGATAATCTTCCGGATCCTGCGTTTCATTGTATCTGTCTTTCAACTCATTCATTATTGCAATCATTCTTGGATCCGTATATTCACTATACTGATTATCAAGATCAAACTTTGCTATCCGGTGCATGGTTGACTGACTTGAAATGAAATCAAGAAAATGATACCTTTCAGCTTCGGTCCATGCCTTCACAGTGAATGTCAAGTCAAACTGAACAATGATCCCGGTCAGAAACTGATCATGACCACTTCCCTTTTCACATGTCGCAAGCTTCACTGTTCTTTCTGTCATTTCTCCATTCAGGCTGCTTGCATCAATGGCCATCGGAAACTTGCTGCCACGAACAGCATTTTCAATTCCATACACATTTACATTTTCAACAATCATTCACATCACCTTCTTTTCTTTGCATCATGCATCTGTTCCTGTGCATATAGCATTGCATAATATTTGCCATAACTCATGCCCTTTGCAAATGCCCTTGCCTTTGCGTTTGCTTCGTGCAGATTGTCATGCTTCTTCGATTCTTCTTCCTGAAGCTTTTCTTGTTTTTTTCTTTTTCTGTACTCTGCACCATATGCCTTCCGGTTTTCGTTTGATGCCTTATCCCGGCATTCTTTGCCACAATACTTTGTTGGACCTTTTGCGGCTTTGAAAAGCTTTCCGCAGTATTCGCAGTATTTATCAAGCAATACTACTTCCCCGGCCTTTTCTCTTTTCTTTTTCTGATAAAACCTCTTATTGTTCATGCTGTCATAGCAATCGAATGAACAATACTTTTTCTGCTTGTCACTTCCTCTGTTTTCATCCACCGGGAAAGCTTTTCCGCAGTATGCACATATTTTCTTTGTCATCCCTGCTCCTTTCTTCTGTACGGTTCCGGCAATGGCATCCATGCAATAGCGTGACGGTCCAAACCAAAGCCACCATAAAAAATCCAATCATTAGAAGGACTGTAATAATATCCGACTCCCTGCGTTTCTTTCCATCCTACGACATTCACACCTTGCATAATTTTGTATTGATAATAAATCAAAACATCATCGTCTGTTTCCGGCAATCGTTCTTCAACCGGAATCCAATTACTTGAACAATCACTTGATTTATTGATATGTTCTGTTGATTTATTGATATATTCCGCTTCGACTTCGGAAACGATTCTCTGTGCTTCCAAAAGTCCTTCAACCATACCGTTAAAGTAGCAGTAGTCTTTACTGTCACCCTCGGTTCGCAATATATGCCGTCTGCTTATTTCTTTTTTCTCAGCCTTTTCTTCCAACCTCTCCTTTATCTTCTCAAACGCTTCTTTCATTGTTGCTCCTTTTCTACACAATCAAATTCAAAAATCCCACAAGTGCCATAAACAAAGCCGAAAGCAGCAGTGCAATCGGCACATACTCTTTTAAAAAGTCCTTAAAAAAATTCTTCATGGCTGCTCCTTTCTCACCCTCTTTTATAGGTGTGTTCGCTTCCATCTGACATTTTTACAGTAATTCTCATAGGATAACCAGTTTGGTTATTACTGATAGAAACATAACTAGCTTTGACAATCTCAATTGGCTTTTTATGCCCTTTTTCACAATCAGAACATTTCCACTTCTCGTTGTATTCCGTTCCGCATACTTCACAAATATAATGTTTGACTTCTTTCATCCCTTGCTCCTTTCCTTACTTCCTAGAACCCAAGAAGGTTCGCATCATTGCTTCCTGCCATTCAGCACCTTCTTTCAGCGGATCATCTAAACTCTCCAATAGTTGCTCCCGACATTCTCTGTCCTTTGTTTCGATCTCCTGAAGTCCGTTCTTAAACTCCTTTATGGTGATTTCTCCTGCTTTGTACTTCTGCTTTAAGGTTTCTCTAGTTTCCTTCATATTCACTCTCCAATCTCAACAGCAGTCCTGCTCCATACCGTATCTTGTGACCGCACTTCACGCACTTTCGGATCAGGTACTTCTTTTTACGGATTATGGTGTATTCATGAAGGCAGTATTTCTTCATAAACATCATGCATCACCTTCCTTTCCAAGATCTCCTGAACATGCTTCAATGCCCGGCCATGAACTGTTGTGGCCCATGAATATGATTTATCCATCATGTCAGCAGCTTCATCAAGTGTTTTGAACTGTATGTATACCTTGTGCAGAACATCATATTCAGTGACAGGAAGCATTTCAATGGTCTTGATAACATCCTTCTTGGTATCAACCAATTCATCTATGTATCTATCAATTTCTTCTTCCATTTCAACCAATCTGATCACTGCATCTTCCATTCTGCTTTTGTTTCCGGAAGACTGAACCCTTTCCTGTTCCGAAGAACAGGATCCGGTTGACAGTGCAATTGATTTCCACTGATATTTTTCAATCAGCTTGTTTTGAATCATCTTGTCAAGTTTAATGACCTGCTGAAGATAGTCCTTTGCTTTCATTGCTTTTCCCCTTTCCATATTTTTTCGCCAATCTTGCCTTCAGGCGATCCCTTCTTTCTTCAAAGTCAGGGATCACCATTCCCAAGCAATTGTTTTTCAAATGCATCCATATCACCATAGTCCTGCTTTGGGATGTCATTGAAGCTGTTCTTTTTGATCCAGGAAGGAACCTGTTCTGTTCTTCCTTTTCTGTTGTCATAATTGCCTTCGATGATCTTTGCCATGTTTGCATCCTTAATCATCCAATCGAAGTTTGCTGACCAATTTCTATCATTGGAACCTTTCAGGAAGGAAGATGCTTCAGCCTTTTCAAATAATGTCCGGAAATCATCAAGGTTGTATGCCTTCAATCTTGCATTTATGGCCTTCTTTCGTGCTTCAGATATAGTTTTGATAGATGGATATGAAACACAGATGGAATGATACAGATCCACCACCTGCTTGCAGGTGATCTTTTCTTCTTTCTCTTTCTCTATTTCTATATCTATATCTATTTCTTTCTCTATATCTTCTTCTAGGCAGCTAACATTAGCTTTACTGTTAGTTTTACTGTTAGTTTTACATGAAAGACTTTTCTGTTTTTCTCTGTAATTCCTCATGTATTCCTTCATGTACTGCTTCTTTTCTTCCAATTGGTCCAAATTCTGATGCTTTCCCCAATTCGGAATAGTGATCACACCATCAATCAATTCAATCATTCCAAACTGTTCAAATGTTTCCAATGCAAGCTGCACTGTTGATTCCTTCATCCGGAAGATCGTTGAAAGCATCTTGTCTGTATATGCAATCCTGTTATTCATCACGAACACACCACTGTTGTTCATCTTCCCGGCCAAACAAAGCAGCTTGAACCAAACGACAATGATTGCATTTGCATCAGGCAATGATTCAATCAGAAGCATCTTTTCATCATCAAAAATGTCTGTTGTGATCTTGATCCATTTCACATCTGCCATAATTTCATCCCCTTGCGTATTCCCGGAACACTTCTTCATTCAGATTCCTTTGTGCTTCCACATTTCCTTCAGCTGCAAGTTCCGGATGCTCTGCCTGAATCTTCTGTCTTGTTCTTCTGATCGTTTCCGTTGAAGGGAACCCATATTCCTTCATGTGAAGGAAGAATGTCGGCATTGACATGGAATCTATATCAATACCATTCTTCTTTCCTACAATCTTATAAACCATATAACACAAATAATTGTCACTGCTTCTTGCCATCGGCTGTTCATTCAGGACTTCAAGCACAATGCCCTGTGTCGTTTTCAATTCATTCAGTCTTCCCATGCTCATATCTCCTTTATCTGAATACCATGTCTAAAAAGCATCAATTTCCTTTTGATGATATAGTCCTTGGTGCGGAATCCTTTTGTATCTTCCACAATGATCTTTCCAAGTCCATGATCAAAATAGACAAAATCAGCAATATATGCACATTCCCTTTCAAGCAGCTTCCCCGGTTTCCTTCCACCCCTTTTTCCGATGATGTCAGGTTCCCTTTGCTCCGGAATCAGCACATATTTGACTTGTCTGTTCAGGCCTTGGATTGCCCCTGCTTTTTCAAGCAAGGACAATTCCTGAAACCTTTTTGCTTCCTTCTTGGAATCAAAGACAATGCCATCAATTTCAACCTTCTTGCTGCCATATTTGTTGCCACTGTATCTTTTCCAAGCCATGTTGCACCTTCTCCCTAGTTGAAAGGTAATTCTTCATCAATGCCATCCGGGATGTTCATGAATCCATCCTGATCAACCTGTGGTGCAGATGCTGCATTGCTTGCAGATCCGGTTCCCTTGCTTTCGCAGAATTCATGTTCTTCGACAACAATATCTGTGGTGAAGTGCTTCACACCATCCTTTTCATAGGATCCGGTCTGAATTCTTCCTACAACAGCAATCTTCATTCCCTTGGAAAGATACTTTTCAGCAAATTCGCCCTGCTTTCCGAAGGCAACACAATTGATGAAATCCGCTTCCGGTTCATTATCTCTTTTGAATCTTCTGTTCACTGCAAGTGTGTATCTTGCAACACAAGTGGCTTTTTCGCCCTGACTGTATCTCACATCCGGATCCTTTACCAATCTTCCGATGCCTGTCCATTTATTCATTAGATGTCACCTTCCCTTCTGTGCAGACTGTGTTCCGCATCAAATCCTTCCGGGAACCTTGCCTTCAGCTTGTCAATGTTCATCTGCATCACTTCTTCAAGCTTCCATTCATGTGCTGTGCAATATTCAGCCACGAACCAAAGCAGATCACCCACTTCTTTCTTCATGTGTTCTTCGTTGAAACTATGCCCCTGATATAACTTTTGACAAATGCTGTGGATCTCCCCGATTTCACCAACCATTCCATGCAATGCATGAAGTTCCTTCTGCCATGTCTGAAGGTCATGATTGATAGTTCTTGCCGCCAATACCTGATATTCATTTCCGGTCATAATGCATCCCCCTTTCTAGTTGCCGAACAATGCAGCCTGTGCATCCGTTACATCTTCAGAAGGTGCTTCCGGAACCGATTCTTCCTGATCAATTTCAGTCACCTGTGCTTCAATGATGGAATCATCATTTTCAACATAGGTCTTTGTGCCATCCTCATTGATCACAGACATGTCACCATCCATTGCCATCTGCATTTCAATTGACATGATGCCCCATTTGCTGATCAGCTGCCGAAGCATTGTCTTGAAGGCCATTCCATCAAAGTCCTTTTCCCAAAAGGTGAAACCCTTCTTTGCTGCATATCCCTTGGAATACTTCAAGGCATGTGCTTCCATCTTCTTCTTGCTCCAATACATTGCCTTCTTGAATCCATTGGTATATTCAAACATTGCATAATAGCCAATGGTTTCTGCCTGCTCCCTTGCTTCTTCATCATCAATCAGCTTCACTTCGATTTCTTCATTCAAAGGATCGAACCGGATCAATTCACCTTCCTTGATTGCAAGCACATTCAATTTCTTGTACTGCCCGGACCGGATTGCCAACTGAATATAACCCTTATATCCAAGCTGAAACTGTGCCACCTTGCCCTTGTTCTTGTCATTGAAAGGCACCATGTAATACTGCCCCAACTGCGGAGAAGGTGACAGGTTCAAGGACTGTCCAAGAAGTGCAGCCGAAAGAATTGACTGATTTGTGCATTCCTGAAGTGCCGGATTGTTATTCACTGCGGAAACCACCGCAGAAATGAACTTGGTGCCATCCTTGCCGCCAACAACACTGTTGATCTGATTCTTCACTGCATCAGCAGTCAAATATGCTGTGATGCCTAATCTCTGATTCTGCTTTGCTACCAAACTATTATTTACTGCCATATCATTTCACCTATTCCTTTCTAAACTGCCTTGAATTCAATGTTTCTGCGATTGAAAAAGTCCTTCAATGCAAGTGCATCTTCCGTTGTCATAAAGGCCTGAAACCTCACCCACTGTCTTGCAGGCTTTGCTTCTTCAGCAATAGCATCAAATGACTTTGAATCAGTGAATTCCACCTGCCCCGGAATCTGTTCTGCTTCAGCAGCCTGTGCCTTTGCCTTCTGTTCTTCTTCGATCTTCCGCATTGCTGCTTCTCTTTCAGCCTTCGCCCTTGCTATCTCTGACATCCTGTGACCTTCAGCAATGGCCTTGTTCATGTCAAGTGTAGAAATATATACCTGCTGTGCTTCAAAGCCAAATTCGGGCAAATTTGAAAGTGTGGCAAGGTCTTTTGCAATCTGCTCCAACCGGGAATCCATTTCTTCCTGTATGGACTTCAGGGAAACGGAAGTATTCAGCCACTTTTCGTTGAAAATCTGATTGAATGTGACAGCTTCCGGAACCTTGTCAGCCGAAAGGACTTCATGCCAATATGCCTTGATTTTCTCCAATTTCTCCTGCTTCTGCTTTTCCTCATAGTCGGAAATCTGTGTGCCAATCGCAGCAATCGAATCCTGCACAATTTTAGAAAGTTCATTCACCTTTGCTTCAAACGGTTCATAAGCCTGCAAACACTGCTTCTTCACCTTGATCCTTTCATCTGAAAGGGCCTTGACAAATTTGTTCAAATTTGCCCGGTCCGTCTTTGCCTGTTTGATTTGATCATCCGTGTATACCAAGTTCCGGTACATTTCAACACGATCACTGATTTCCTGCTTTAACTCTTCAAAATTAAAATCTATCACTTCCGGAAACGTGATTTCTTTGATTCTTAATTCCATCTTCGTCAACTCCTTTTTCTTTTATTTTTGTTCTGTTCTGCCATTGTCACCCACCTACAATTGGAAGGTTCATAGTTTCCATCATTGTCAATCCGGTCAATAGTCAGATTGTCATCATATCCATTCTGTATTGCCCAATCTGCAAAGGCCTGAAAACTGCCTTCCCATTCATCACAAACCCGGATGCCCCTGCCACCGTAATACCGGAAACAAGGAACATTTGAATTCCTGCACCTTGTTTTCATTGCTCGCCAAATTCTATAAAGCCGGGATCCCCTGCCACCGTGTGTTGTTTTCAATGATGCTGTTACCTTTTTCTTTTCTTCACTCTGATTCCAATTATTTATTGCTTCCACCCACAGGCAACCGCAGCTTTGTGTTCCTTGTTTTAACGATGAAACGCTTATGATTTTTTCGTTTCCGCAATCACACCTGCACAACCAAGTTGCATGACCGTTTTGGGATCCGCATCTTTGAACCACAAACAGCCTTCCAATCCTTTGCCCGGTCAAATCAATCAGTTTTGGCATGTCACACTCCTTTCTTATATTCCCGGAAGAATCAGATCAGGCCTTTTCCGGTCCTGAACCTGCTTCCAAAACTTTCTTTCTGAAGATTCCAAAAACTTAATATCTTCTTCAACCTCTGTTCTTTCGATCTTGTAGTGCTTTGTTTGCAAATAGATTTCACCATTGAATTCCGATTTCAGCTGTGCCTTCAGGATCGCAAAATCAAATTCCGTCACCATGAAATAATGCAGCAGCTGTATGTAGTAGTTATCCGGGATCCTGTGATTCCACTTTTCCTTCTGCATGGATTGCAGGATGTTGGTTGTTTTGATTTCAAGGATTCCTTTTCTGCCTGTTGCCTTTTCCGTCAATTCACCATCAAGTGAAGCAGCAGCAAATGGAAAGTCATCATTCAGGATCATGTTGTCACCGAAATATTCCACTTCATATTCCGGGAAGTCCAATGCAAACAGTTCACGCAACAATGGTTCCGCAGCAACACCATATTTCACAACCTCTTTATCTGAAATATCCGGTGCAGATGCCTGTCCGGTCTTTTCTAACCACAATTCAATATTGCTTTTCCAAGGATTCATCCCCAAAATGCAGGCCGCATCCGAACCACCAATTCTTGTTCTGTGCTTCAACCATTCTTCCTTGCTGTCGAATGTCATTCTGTGAATTGCCATACATAACCCCCTGCACTCTTGATTTTTCCAAGGCAACACAGTGAAATGTTTTGCTGTGCAGCACCTGTCTTTCTTGCTGCATCACATTGTGATGTGAAGTATTGAACATTTCCATGCATGTCAATTGACTTAACAGGCCTTGGAACATTCCTTGTCGAAAATCCATTGATATATGCATGTTCAACATTTTCTAACTGCGTACACCATTCAAGATTTTCAACAGTGTTGTTTTCCTTGTTTCCGTCTTTGTGATTCACTATCGGAAAGCAGTCAGGATTCGGAATGAAAGCTTCAGCCACAAGCCTGTGAACCCTGAATGACTTTGCTTTTCCGTCTTTACTCAAATGAAGTCTTGGATATCCTTTGCCATCATCTACCGAAGAAATGATTTTTCTTTTACTTTTCACCCTTCCAAGATTGCTGACCTCATACAATCCTTCATATCCGGAAACATCCTTCCACATTTCTACCATTCCGGATTCACTTCCCTTCGATACGAAGAAAGACAGTCATCACAGATCCATTCATCATTGATATACACTGCATCTTCGGTTTGGATCGGTTGATCACATTCGCAGCACCTTGGAAGCTTGTCCAACCATGATTCCTGCTCTGCATCGTGCTGAACAAAACAATCATAGTTGTCAGGAATTGTGTTGCTCATAGTGTTCCAACCCCTTCCCACCGATCAGCAAAAGGACCGCACCGACAACTGCCATCGCAATCGGAACCGTCAATGATTCACTGTCCATCCCGGCCGCACCGATCATCAATGAAATAAGGCCAACTGCTGAAACAATCCAAAATAATTTCTTCATGCGTTTTTCTCCTTTCTTCTAACAATCCCGGCAACCTTTCCATCATTCACGACAACTTCCCAACCTTCCAAATAAGCTTTTACCGCTTCTTCAAGTGTCATTGCCATCTTCATCTGCTCCTTTCAACTTGTTTCATGAACCGTTCTGCTGCTTTCTTCAGATGTTCATTCCGTTCTGCTTTTTCTTCTTCCGTAAGATCAGGAAAATGAACGATATTCACACCATCCTTAAATTCCTGCACTTCTGTTTTTGAATATCCCACTTTCATCACCTTCCCTTTCTCAGAAGATATTCATGCCCTGTTTGTCCGTATTCCTTTATTAAAGTTTACATTTCGTGAACTTTCTGTGTAAAAAAATACAAGTGATATTCGCAAGGCTGAATGTCCAAGAATTCAGGTGCCGACATTTTCTCTATATCCTGAACAGAAATTGCAACCTTCCCATTCAATTTCAGTGACATAGTTTGTCTTGTTACACCATAAGCATCTGCAAAAGCATTCACCGATCCGAACTTCTCAATGATTCTTCCACGCAATTTGCTATAATCCAATTTCGCTTCCCCCTTTCTAAGTTCACCTTTCGTGAACTATTATTGTAAAAAAATATGTACCACTACAATTTGTGTTCGCACTATGCGAATATACAACATCATGGTTCGCACTTCGTGAACACAATGTTATATTAACATAGCTTTTTACATCCGTCAATATATTTTTTTACATTTTGCAAACTTTTTCTTTAATTTGTTCGCAATGTGTGTTATAATGAGTTTACATTCAAAAGTGAGGTGATTTTATGGATGCCAAAGATGAATTAAAAGATAGACTGAAAACCGCATTAGATATTAGAGAAAAGAAGCTTGTTGATCTTGCAAATGCATTGAATATCCCTAAATCTTCTATGAGTATGTATCTTTCCGGTGCAAGAATCATAAAAGATTCTAAAAGACTATATGCTATTGCAAAATATTTGGATGTGTCAGAAGCTTGGTTGATGGGATATGATGTTCCAATGGAAAGACCTGTTGAACAAAAGGAAAATGATGAATTGGGTGAAGTTGTCGAAAGGTTGAGAAAAGACAAAGGATTCAGAAGCCTTGTTGTCAAACTCAGCAAACTGAATCCTTCAAAATTGGAAAGTATCATGAATCTGTTGGATGTTCCTGATTGATTTCAGAATTCATCAGTATTCCGTATATTAACAATAATATTTTTTCATCATCGGTGGTTGTAACAGTTTCAAGTATTGTTTTTCTTATGTATTCAATATATTGTTTCATGTTGCACCATCCTTTCCAAGAACATCCGTTCTTGTTTCAAAAATACATCATTGTTGTGATGAAATCATCATAAAATCTTGAACATTTTTTTACAATATTTTTTATACAAAAAAAATCAAGAACAATCGACAAAAAAGGGGAAAATATTATGTTATACGATATTAAACAAATCAAAATTGAAGATTTAATCATCTATTTAAGAAAATCACGTTCGGACGATCCTTCCATGACTGTTGAAGATGTCCTTGCGAAACATGAAGAAGATTTGCAGGAATACTGTGAAAGAGAATTTGGCCAAAAGATGCCTGAAAGTCAAATCTTCAGGGAAGTTGTGTCGGGAGAAACCATTGATGACAGACCTGTCATGACAAGTATTATGAAAATGCTTGAAACCGGGAAAATCGCAGGTGTACTTGTCAAGGAACCTTCCCGATTATCAAGGGGAGATCTGCAAGACTGCGGAAGGATCATCAACACATTCAGATATACAAATACTTTGGTAATAACACCGGACACTACTTTCAATCTAACCAATGAACGTGACCGCAAATTTTTAGAAATGCAATTGACAAAAGGCAATGATTATCTTGAATACAACAAACAGATCTTGAACAGTGGCAGAATTCGATCTGTGAAGCGTGGGAATTTTATTGGTTCTGTTGCTCCGTATGGATATAAGAAAGTGAAGATCGGTTCAGGGAAAGATTCTTGCTACACTCTTGAAATCATTCCTGAAGAAGCTGACAACCTACGTTTGATGTATCACCTATTTATCAATGAAGGATATGGATTCATGAGGATTGCAAAACATCTTGACAATATCGGTGTAAAACCAAGGAAGTCAGAAACATGGTCACCTGCTGCAATCAAAGATATGCTTGAAAATCCTGTTTATATTGGAAAAATCAGATGGAATTGGAGAAAGACCGAAAAAACAATTGTTGACGGAAAAATTGTAAAGGTAAGGCCGAAAACAAAGGATGAAACGCAATGGATCTTTGTTGATGGAAAGCATGATCCAATCATTGATGATGCAACCTTCCAAGCAGCACTTGACAAAAGAGGGAAAAACGTAAGAGTCACAAAAGGAAAGGAATTGAAAAATCCGTTTGCAGGCCTTCTGTTTTGTGGTACATGTGGATCAGCTATGTCATATAAAAAGTTTAAGCAATATCGTGGAAATTACGAAAACAACTGTGAAAATATGTTGTGCAACAGACAGTCATGGTGCAAAACAAAATCTGTGAAATACGATGCATTTTTAGACCGTGTGATTGCTACACTCGAAAGAACAATTGCCGATTTTGAAATGAAGCTTCAGAATGATGATGGTGATGCTGCTGAACTGCACAAAAACATCATCAAGAATCTTGAAATGGACCTGAAGAAATTGAAGGACAAAGACATCAGACAAAAGGATGCGTATGAGGATGGAATCTATACAAAGGAAGAATATGCTTCACGAAACGCAAAGCTTCAGGAACAGATTTCCGAAACAATGGAAGCACTGTGTCAAGCCAAAGATTCTGTACCACCTTCTATTGACTACACAGAAAAGATTGTCAGATTCACAGATTGCTTGACTGCTCTGAAGGATCCGGAAGTTCCTGCAATTGAAAAAAACATGCTCCTGAAGGCATGTATTGAAAAGATAGTATATCACAACAAAATGGAATCAAAGCCGGGAATCGGAAGATATGTGGAAAATGTGTTCAATCTTGATATTTTTTTGCGCCTTTAATATCCAACATAAAGGCGCAAGTTCATAGGCGCATTGATGTTGGAAATCACAAAAACATTGATATAAAGGGGATTTCTAATCATGACGAAAATCGAAAAACTAAACAAGCTGCTATTATCAGGAATTATCACAAAAGAAGAATATGATGAACAAATTGAAAAGTATCTGAACCACTTCTTCTATCTATTTGAAATCGGACTGATTGATTATGAGGAATTCAAAGAAAAATATGATCACATCAAAGGATCCGAAAAATGATGAAAAGAAAGCTTTCAATCATTGCAGCCTATATTGATTTCTATATCATAGGAATAATTGATCGGGAAGAATACGAAACAAGAAGATTCAGCAAATAAACACAATAAAGGGTGGATTGCTCCACCCTTTTGCTATTTGATATACAGTGAATAGCTTCTTCCGTTTTTAGTCCGGGAAACCTTGCCTTCCTGATTCCAATGGTAAAGCAATTCCGAAACATCGTTCTTTACGGAAGGATCAAACAGTTTTACAAAGTCAGATTGCAGGATCCCTTGATTTTGCCGCAGTGCTTCTTCCACTCTTTCTTCTAGTCCTGCAAGTTCCCTTTCGTGCTTCTTGTATGCCGCTTCTATCTCCGCAAAATTTGATTGCAGATCGTTCAGTTCCGCAGTCCGTTCTTCGATATACTCCGGACTTGCAATAACACTTTTAAACCAATACGCATGACATTCACTCATTGAATTGCATATCTTCTGCACATCGTTCAGATATGAAACAAGGGATTCTAGTGTTTCAAGCCTTCTTCTTGGTTTCTCATTTTTGTTCGCAATCCATTCATTCAAAAAATAGGTGTATTCAGCTTTGATCTGCTCTGTGAATTCCTTGTTTAAGGTAAGCCATCCCCAAGGCAGTTCACCTTCTTTTGTCAGGTGGTTTTGATCTTCATCCGGTTTATTGATTTCCTGCATGACTTTCAGCACATTTTCATCTGTTGGATCATCAAGATTTGTCCTAATATAATCAATCAATCCTTTTCCACTCATGACATCAAAATCAGCAGCCTTCTTTTCCTTCTTTTTGAAAAATCCCAATACAATCACCCCTTTGCAAAATTTGGTAGTTTTATTATATTACTATAATTCCCGGAAGGATAGTCTGAACATTTATTCGGAATCCTTCTCTATGCAGTCTACAATGTATTGATTCAATGATTTCCCTGCTGCTTCTGCCATTTGCTTGTATTCTTCTTTTTTGCCCTTTGGCACTCTGATTCGTATTTCATCCAATTTTGCAAGATATGTTTCATTTGCTTTCTTCCGCTGTTCGTAGTGTTTTGTCATGGCAATTTCTCCTTTGGCTTTTTTATCAGTATATCACGAATCATTTCACATGGGAACATGTAATATTGCACAAAAAACACCTTTCATTTTTGGTAATTTTGCCGATTGTATTACATGGGAACATGTAGTATAATAACATCATAAGGAACAGGAAAACAGCACGAAAGGTGGTAAAGATTATGAGAAGAATTATTGAAGTAGAAATGGAAACCAAATGCAAAAAGTTAGAAACGGCACTTGACAGATTTTTTAAAAAGCATCCGGCATTGAATTACTGGAGAGAAACATTTGAATACATGGCAGAAAACAATCTTGATTTTTTCAGTGACAACAGAATGGCAGATGGAACAAACAACAAAGATTGGGCTTACGCATTACATCTTGATATTAACGAAAATGATTTTTATATCTGCGTTATCGAAAGGGCATAAACAAGCGGCTGTGCTATCGGCAAGACGGGCAGAAAGTGAGGATGTTATGACATTAAAAGAAATTATTTTTAAAATCGAAACGGATGATTTTGTGATTGTCCACGAAGGGCAGATCGAAGAAATAAACGGACTAAAAAAAGGAAGCTTCGGTGCCTTGAAGAAATACTTTGGTTACAATGTTGAAAAGATTGTACCACTTAACAACAGTGTAGAGATAACACTTTCATAGTAAAACAAGGGCAGGGAATAACCCCTGCCCCTTTCTCATGCCCCTGTGACCTCACAGAATGGCCATATAGCCACTTTTACGGTCAAGGCTTTATAAGTGTACCCTTCTTCAATTTCTGAAGCATGGTGGTGTTCTGTGAAGCTGTTCCAACATACCCGGTGATTCCGTTTGCCTTTGCAATGGTCTTCCGGTAACTGAAACTTGTTTCTGCTCCAATGGATGCAAGTGCATCCACAATGCTTCCGGATGCCCCGGTGTACTTCTTGAAATACTCCTTGGCTGCTTCATAGGTGATGTCATTCAGCAGGAACCAATGTGTCCAATCCCTCTTTGCAATCTTGGTCTTCACAACACCATAAGCAGATCCCCTTGCTTCGATGGCATAACCTTTGCCAACATAGATTCCTATGTGTCCTTTTCTCCAAACAGCTGCCCCAACAGGTGCATTTTCAACCGTACTGATCGGATGCACAACTTTTGCTTCTGCCTTGAACATGGAAGATGACTTTTCCTTCCCGGTGTACCATGAAATCAATCCGGAACAGTCAGTGCATACCTTTCCAACCTTCTTGACATCAGAATCCCACACCATATCCCGGCCATAGGTTTTCTTCAGCCAATCATATTTTGCCCTTGTCATGACAGCACCCTTCATTCCGTACACATACGGAGTGCCAAGTTTTGATGCCGCAAAATCAATCAGTCCTTTGTTGGTTTTCATAGAAATCACCCTTTCAAATTATTCCTTGACTTCAGCTTCGTCTTCAGCTTTAACTTCCGGAAGGCCTGCAACAGATGTGAGAAGCGAAAGAACACCTGCCAATGCAGATGCACTTGCAACCATTGCCCAATTCACATCACCGATCACTGCACTTGTTCCGATTGTAGCAACAGCAGTCTGTGCCACAGTCTTGATTGCTCTGATACCTGCACACTTGATCCAACACTTGAAATTTTTACACATGATTATCACCCTTGTCCTTTCTGTTCTAAGTCTGTCAATCTGTGATTGATCACCTTGATCTGTTCTTCCACAACAGGCATTCTTTTTGCAAAGTTGTTGTGTTCCCTGACTTCCCTTGTCAGTTCGTCAATCTTGTAGCTTTGAAGTGCCTGTGCTGTCGATAATTGACTTTCAATCTTTTTGTTGCTGTTGTGATTGGTGATTATTACACCAACCAAAGAAAGGACACCAACAACTACTGATGCCCCGGCTGCAATAATTGCTTCCATGTTTTTGTTCCTTCCTTTCCTTTCTTTTGTTTTTATTTATCCAACAGCTTCCACTGTCAAATACGTTTGCATAAGTCCACCATAGATGATGTCATTCACCGTTCCATGACATCGAAGTGTTATCAATTCACCTGCCGACACCGCAACAATCCTTGGGGAAATAACAATGCTTTCAGGCACACTCGCACTTGCGATATTCATCTGTGATCTTGCAAGATGCGATGTTGAAGCAGATGACCAAATTGCACATGTCTTCAGTCCTGCGGTTGCGGCACCATAACAAATCTGTGCACTAACTCTGATTTTTGTAATTCCGGAACCGATCAAAATCCCATTGTTTGAAATGGTCAATCCGCTTCCGACAATGGTTGCTGCTGTCATTGGCAGAATTTCATAATCACTTGCAGAAGTCTTTTTGAAATTGGTTCCCCCAAGCGTATGACTGACAGCAGAAGGTTCCAAAATCTCACTATTTCCAAGCCTGAAACCCTTTGAAGCAACAATCTTCATTGCACATTCAAAGGCATCCTGTTCCGATACCTTCCCGAATGCAACACCTTTCCCGGATGCATTGAAGTCCATCAGTGTATACGCTGTTCCGATCTGAACAGTCTTTTCCGCTGTTGTGAAGAAATCGGAAATGACAAGCCTGATGTCAAAGGCATAATCACCCGACAGGATCCCGGATGTTGAAAGATAGCTGCTGTTGTATGCATAAACAGTTCCGGATGTCAAGGTGGTCCATGCTGAAGCTGATTGCCGCTTGTACTGCAAGGACCATGACTTGCTGTTCTTGCTGTTCACGGATGCAATGCTGAAATTGATGCTTGCCTTCAGATAGGTTCCTTCAGCGTTTTCAACACCGCTTGCATTGGTTCTGATGCATGTGAATGATGTGATTGTCGGTGCTGTGTATGCAAGGACTGTGATTGACTGTGTTGATGTTGCTGTTCTTCCTCTGCTATCCGTCACCGTCACAACAACACTTTTTGTTCCTGCTGTTGTCAGGATCCCGGATGTGATTGATTGTCCATAGAATATTGCACCGTCAACCGTCACTTTGTATGACCTGATGCTGCTATAATAAGCACCGGAAGCAGCCACAGAAACATTCACCCGGCTTTTCCCTTGGACATATCCCCCGAACTGTGCTGCAATGCCTTCTGTGCCTTCTGACACACTCACAGATGAAATTGTGGGAACCACCGATGCAGGAACAGTTGCTGTGAACCAAATTTCCCTTGATCCAATCAGTGTGCTTCCTGAATAAGTCTTGCAGACAATACTTCCGGTTCCTGTTGTTCCGTTTGGAATAGCAAGGCATAACTGCATTGGAACGGTCCATGCATATGATGTTGCAACACCCGAAGCAATGGATCCGGACTGATTGCCAAACACCCATGTCAATGTGTGTGTGAATCCGCTTGATGCCCTTGGTGTGCTGATCGTCACACTTGATCCGATCTCAAATGTTGAAGCAGACAGTGTTGGTGTTGTTGCCCTTGCAATCGTGTTGAAGGTTCCTGTTCCGGATGTTGAAACGGAACCATAATATGTTCCGGACAATGTGACAGCAATCCCGGCAGAACATGAAAAAGAACAGGTCTTTGTTCCATCAGCATTGTGCGGAACAGTCACTGTTCTTGTGTGAATCGTCTTTGTTTGGGTTCCGGTCAATGAAGCATTGAATGTGAATGCATAGGATGTTCCATTGATGGAAATTGAACCGTTTTTTGTTGTACTTGAATTGATTGTCCATGATGATCCGGTGGAAACAAGCTGCACATTCGCTGTCACTGTGGAAGTGTTGTTTTCAACGGATTGTGAAGTCACTGACCATGCAATCTGTATCTTATAACCAAGAAATGCTGAACTGATTGTTCCTGAAGATGCCATGTCATACACCTACTTTCTTGAATGACAGATTTCCGTTTGCCCTTGGTGTGAATGCAAAATTTCCAAGCCGCAAACTGTTGGTGAATTCACCATCCACCACATACAATTTGTTGTTGCTTAGATATGCAACTTCTGCACCGTTCTGAATGAAAGAAATCCGGTCATTCCTGATTTGCAGTTCCAGTTCATTGCCGATTTCTCCAAGATGGATCCTTCCGTCAATGAATCTTATGTATTTCTTGATCTGTTCAAATTCAGCATCAGTTCCATTGACAATTCCTTCAAGGTCTGCATTAAACTGATTGAACCGGATCACAACATCTTCATTTGTCTGTTCGATCTGTGTCGATACTTCCGACACAAGCCTTTCTGCATCCTGCTTCAAATAATACTGCTCTGAAACTGTTGAAAGGACCGAATCCTTTGATTTTGCAATTTCAGTGAATGCATTGCTTGTCAATTCGACAATAGCACTTGCATTCCGGTCTGCACTGCTTGCTGCATCGTTTGCTGCTGTTTCCGCATTTACTGCCTTATTATAGGCCGCCTTTGCAGCTTCAAATGCTGTTGATATAGAAACTTCGGTATATTCAAATGAACCATCGGAAAACACATTGCAATCAACCACATACAATGTTTCTGTTTTCGTGGGATCATATGTTGGTTCCGTATCATCCCATGCTGAAGAAGGTGGAAATGTTGTTGGTTTGGAAGGTGCAGCCAAGGTTGATGATTGTTTCAAATAATATTTCCAAACCGCTTGAACATCCACAATGGCCGAAAGTGTGACTGCTGCACTTGCTTTGACTGCCATGATCTAACCTTCCAATTGTGCAGTGTAGGTTGCTTTGTTCGCAACATCACCTGCATCAATTGTCAGTGTTGTTCCGGATGCAACAGATGTTGTTCCACCGTCTTTGTACCATTTCACTGTTCCAAGTGCCGCAATCTGTGTGCTGTTCAATTCTGTTCCTGCCTTATAGACATGTGCAGTCAGCGTTGTTTCGATTGCAGAATTCTTGAAAATGGTTCCATTG